TCCTAAAGAGTGGAGGCCCTCCTGATACTCACGGATTTTGTCATCACTAAATTCAATTCGGTACACTTTCCCTGCAATCTCTACTTCCTCAAAAGGTTTCTTGAACTCAAACTTTCTCATAATTCACACCTCTCTTTATAAGTTAAAAAGAGCCGCTAAACAACGGCTCTATTATGAACCTGGCGGTGTATAATCTGGCTTTCCGTTGAAATGAATTTCGAAGCTAATTTCGCCCTTGGTCCCAGCATCACCTGATGGACCTGAAATGTTAGCGATCGTACATTCTCCTTCAAATACTCCACCGTCTGGTTCCGTCCATCGAAACTCTGTGCGACGATTTGGACCTAATTCAAGCAATTTACCAAAGATAAAATCCTGTGCTGGATCACCATACTTCCGATGTCCTGTGAAGGTTAAGACTAATTGTGCACCGATCACATCTGTTTCTCCGTATCCGTCACCGTCCAAATATACATCTTGCGAAAGCTCTTCATTATTACTCGGTTCAACGTTCGTAATTCCCGCGGCAATCTGCACATAAGTACCTGGAGTTTCCCCAGGCGTTGTATTAATTTCAAACTTATGCTTGTTCATCAATTCAAACATTCTATATACCCCCTTTTGCTAATTCGGCGTGAAAAATAGCGGTATAAATATATTCGTTTTTGTCTGTCTTTTCCACGAAGTTAGGCAGTGTGTAGCATTCACATTTCACAAAGGCATAATTTCCATCTTGGCTTGGAATTGCGTCTTTTCCAAGACCGTCTAAAATATCAAAAATATTTTGTATGGTGTTATAAGCAGTAAGGTGGTCTACATCCTTCACTAGCACTTGAAACGCAAATATGAGCGTTTTCTCACTGTCTGTATAACGATCATTTACTGACGAGGGGATTTGGCGAATGGCAATGGAAGAAGGAGCGCTATCCAATAGGCCGAATACAATTGGCGCATTAAGGATTACATTTTGTTCGATGTATTCTTTGACACGATCTAAAAAGTCCATCCGCTTCACTTCCCGTCAAAATATTCCCTATATACCTCTTTCACTCGTTGTGCCCAATCCTCCTTATACTGGGATTTAGCCGCTTCAAACCATAACCCTTGTGCATTTGGGTTCACATCTTTTGAGAAATTATATTGTGGGTTGTAATATAATCTTCGAGCATAAGGCATATTCCATTCAATGTGTCCTTCACCAATTCGGCTGTGAAGTATTCCGGACCTCTCTAAATATCCTTCTTGTTTAGGAATAAAATAGTTGCTGTCTTTTAACACGTCTTGGTCCAATTGAGCTTGTGCTGCTTTTTTGGCACGATCTGTTTTGGATTTTAGCTTGTTCTTGTTAAGTTCGATCTTGACATTAAGGCGAATCATGCTAGCTCCACCTCAATATGATGGGGTGTTGTTGATAGGGCATAAAGCGTATTTACCTTTTGTACAGTCATTGTCTCGCCATTAAAAGTGATTCTCGACTTTTCTTTAAATGTCACTTTTGGTGTGGAATGAGTCATATCAAAAAATAATATCGCCTTATATCGCTTTTCTTCAGCGATATTTGAGCGACTGATGTTACTGACAGGCTGAACAAGTACATTTTCTAATGTAACAGGTGGCAAATACGTTTCTCCCCATCCGCTATTTCCGGAGTACTCCTCATATGTGACATTATGGATTAGTAGCCTGCGTGGAATCGGCCTAACCATTAACGATCACCCCTCCACTATAGAGCAAGCCAGCACTAGCCAAATGCTTAATTGCTTCTATGGATAGACTGTCCTTCTTGGTATCTCCGCCCCTCCCCCCTCCAGCTAAATCATACCTGAAACTACCTATTGTTACGGATTCTATAGTTGCCTCTTGCCTGGAGGCTTCATATCCACCAGTGATCACATAATGTTCGATTTGTGCAGACACTGCTTTTTTGACTTGTTCCTCTTGGAATCCCCCCGGGGCGACATTCCGAGCCTGGAAGTTGGTGGCGATGTCTACCAAATCACTTGCCCGCTTTGCCATTCGTTCAAATTCCTCTGGATCCTCTATCGGTAACCCCATATATTCATTATCGTAATATTCTTTATCTACATATGCCATAGGTTACCACTCCTCCGGGGCTATTTCTTCGCCCCTTTCTCAAGCTTCACGATCTTTGCCTTGAGCACTGCATTTTCTTTCTTGAGTGCTTCNAGTTNCTCGACTACNGCATTGTATTCAGCGATATTNACTGTACGACCACCGGTAGCACGCTTGACGATTTCGCCCCTCTCGTTTATCTGATCATAGCCTTGTGCTAAAAACGAATTAACACGGCCTTCATCAACGTGAATTACTTTGTTACCTTTACGCATCTTAACTCCTACTGCCATTTAGATTCCCTCCAATAAAAATAATGAGAGGGGACATGCCCCTCGGTTGATTGAATCAGCCCTCTGCCTCTGGCTCAACGTTCATTTGGATACCATCGATTTTGTTTTCGATAACAAATAAATCCCAATATTTGCGCTCGTAGTATAGGTATTTACCACCAGTTGCCGCACTAGGCGGGTCTAATGAAACGAATTCATATTTCTGGGGTGTAATTACAGTTATCGGATGAATCAGAATCATGTTGATTTGTCTAGCAGACGGGTCCACTACCGCGCCATCAGTGAAGTCATACACGGTCTTCATACGAGAAGACGGTACCACTTTGATCTTTACATCATCCAGCGAATAGATCGACCGACTAACTGCACCAGAGTTGCCAATTACATCCAACTTACGCTGGATGTCTTGCGCTTGCTTTAATAGCTTATTGACAGCCGGTGTCACATAAAGAATGCGGCCATCCTGCGGTACCTCTGCTTCATCCATTTTTTCCATCATATCATCAAATACGGATAAAATGTTCTCTGTAGTTAATGGAGTAGTGTCTACTTGTCCACCATATCCCACGAATTCAGCATGTAACTTAGATGCTGCATATTTATCCATTTCTGGAATTTTCTGCTCATCGTTAAATACGCGTGTAATATTTGCAATAGATAAAGCTATATTGGTTTCATCGATATCCTGTGGATCTACTAATGTACGAAATTCACGGTCATGTTCGATAGTTTTTGTCTCGTAGTAGTTATCTGCACGACGTGTAAAAGATCCTACGACATCACGATCCACATCAACAAATCCGCCCACCGTAATACGTGGAATCTGGACCGTCTTTGCGTTTATGAATCGGATGTTTTGGTTATTTGGTGTTGAATAAAGTTCAGCAAATGCCAATCCTTGTGCAAACCGTTGTTGTAACGCCTGCATATATAATTCAGCATAATTTACTTCTGCCATACTAAACTCCTCCTTAATTTTGACTATTTGAATGCGTTCAACCATTTTTCAATTTCTGATTCTGGGGCTTTTTGGTGTTGCCCATTAGAGAATTTCGGCTTCTCCCGACCGCCTTGTTGTTGGTCCTCTTTCTGTTGTTGCTGTTGTTGTGCCAGGAAATGAGGATACTTTGTTACTACTTGCTTGATTGCCTCATCGATCGTCACTTCATCATTTACCAAAGCATTGGCAAGTATAACTACATCCTCGACTGAATCCGCACGTACACCAGCCTTCATTGCCGATACTTGAGCAACTAATTTCTCCTTCTCTGCCAGTATCGATTCGTAGCTTTGTTTAAGTTTATTAAATTGCTCCTGCTGGCGTTCTTGCTCCGTCTTCTGTGATTCCTGCCACTCACGGAATTTTTCTATGCCCTCTCTGGCAGTTTTAAAATCCTCTACACCAAGTTGCCTAAGGATTTTCTCCTGTACTTTCTTGGTCTCTCTGGCAACTATATTATTAACATCCTCCTGTGTAAATAGATTTTCCCTAGGTCTGTTTTGATTTGTGGACGATATATTGTCGGCCGGTGTTGCTGGTGGCGTATTTGTCCCTGGGTTCTGCTGTTGCCCTGGGTCAGTATCACTTTGGCTATCAAAATTGGATTCTGTACCACCTCCTGGTTCTGCGAAAAACTGTAAATTGAGTTTTAGTGGCAATTTCTCACCCTCAAAAAACCCCACTTTTGGTGTTCGTTTCATCTTCTCCACTTTGGTCCCTCCATTTACTGGATAAAAATCATAAATCCCCTTGGGTTTAATGTCCCCAAGTACGACATATAGTTTACTACTATTAATAGTAAATATGCTGTGTTATATGGAATACTTTATTTTAAATCTATATATGTGGGCTCCTTCTTCTCCACTAAGTTACGATCTGTTCACGGTCATATCTCCGCGTCCTACCTGTGTTCTCGATGAACTCCCTCATTGCCGCTTGGCGTTGGCGGACCTTCTCCCTTGCCTCCTCAATTCCCTTTTTGTCGCCCAGGGTCCGCATTAATTCCAATTCACGTTTTGCATATCTAATCCTGCGCTCCAAATATCGCTGTTTCTGTGACTCCTGGTAGATCCGATCATTTTCCTCTTTGGGGTATGGTTTATATGTCCTGCGGCTCCCCTCTAAGTATGGGTATTTCACGTGTCTACAATTAATGCCAAACAATCCCGCGGGGTGCCCAATGCTAGTATCACTAAGCGCTGGGTAATAGGGGTGTTTCCCAGACCTAGAATAAACTCGCCCCTGGTATGGTGCACATAAAGGTCTAGCTCCTGCATGTGATGATACCTCGACCAGGTCCACACCCATTTCATCAAATCTAGCATCTTGCATCCTATTAGCAATCTCATTGCTCATGGACCTTGTCACCATGGACAAATATGCTTCTGTGGACCATCGCCTGCCTGCCTTATCTACCAATGCGGGAATCCCCCTTTCAGCTAATTCACGGACGCC